TCCAAAGAATATAATTTTTTATTTAAAGAATTATATATTTAAGAATAACGATACACCAAAAGAAATAAGGATGTTCAGTTGTTTTATGTGTAAAGGAACTTTTATATTTCCTATTACAAGTATGGATTATATGTCTTGTAATGAATGTTGGGAGACTTTGGGAAGTGATTGAGATTTTATTAGGATGTTCGTTGTTGTTTACTACTGAACCTACTCCAGATATGATAAACACTTATCGTCTTTGTAATCATATAGAAGATACTGAGCAATGGCAGTACAAAGTTTATCAATATTTTCAAGAGGACACGATTCAAGCATTATCCGTGATGAGTTGTGAATCAGACGGAATAGTAAACGCGACGAATACTAATAAAGATGGATCAAAAGATATCGGTTTATTTCAATTTAATGAGAGGACTACTCGTTGGATTGAAAAAGATATTTATAAAAGATCCTTAGATATGTTTGATCCAATAACAAACATAAGAGTTGCAAGATGGTTGCAGAGTAATTCTGGCTGGCATCATTGGAACGCATCTAAACATTGCTGGGGGAAATATGAGTATTAGATATATCTGTTCTGAATGTGATCTAAGTAAAAAGAGAGGGACTATGTTCAGAGGATCAATTTTTATATGTTCTGATTGTGATGTTACATATTGGATAGAGAAAAGAAAATGGGCAAAAGATGGGAAAATATATTATGCAAATATCAGTACAAAAAGTACCTAAATCCGTTTATAGTGATTGGTTGCTAAATAAACATTACGCAAAGAGATTGTGTTCTGTATCGTATGCGTACGGTCTTTACATAGATGGAATCATCTCTGGAGTTGTTACTTACGGAATGAGTCCCTCAGCTACTTTAGCTGAATCAATTGCAGGAGAGAAATATAGATCTATTGTTTATGAGTTGAATAGATTAATTACTCTTGATAATTTAGAAAAAAATGTATTAAGTATGTTTGTTAGTAAATCGTTTAAGTTACTTCCAAAACCTACGATAATAGTTAGTTTCGCAGATCCAAACAACGGCCATAATGGATATATTTATCAAGCAACTAATTTTTTTTATACGGGAGTCAGTTCAAATACGGTACAGTTTACATATCCAGACGGATCAGAGTTTCACTTTAAGAACTTTAGACATAAAAAACATAGTTCATCTTTTAGAAAACAGATCGGAAAAGAGAATCCAACTAATCAAGATATAATCGATTTCTATAATCTACAGAAGAAAAATATCTCGGGAAAACATAGATATATTTATATCAACGGATCTAAGTCGGAAAAAAGACACATTATGAGAGAGTTTAAGTTAGATTTACTCCCATATCCTAAAGGAGAAAATAAAAATTATGAGGTGGAGTTTGACGATATGGACGTTCAATTAAATTTATTTGGAGGTTTGTAATGGGTAAATCAGACAAACAAAGAATAAAAGATATCCTCTGGAGTGGAGATTGGGTATGCGGTTCAACGATTATGAGAGAATTATTTATCAAAGACTATGCTCAAAGAATATCAGATCTTCGTAAAGAGTCTCTAAATATTGAGGGAGAACCATGTAATTTACAGGGACACAATCATAGACAATACATGTATAAGTTAAATCGATATCCTAATATTGAATTAGATGTCAAAAAAGAAAAAGAAGATTTATGCTGGTTCTAGGATTAAATTTGTCTTGCCTTGGGATGAGATTATAGATCCTCCAACTCAGGAGATTCGTTGGAGATATGGAGTATTTAGAAGAATAGAATTTATAAGTAATAATAAGTTTGTTTGTTGGGTTCAGGAAGATGAGACAAATAAATTATATAGAATTTCGAAATATCTAGTTTTTAAGGTATAAAGGATACATGGCTGATAGTAATGGCAATGGAATGTCAAACAAAGAATTATTAATTTTAATACTTAATAATCAAGAAAAAATTAATTTAAGAATAGATCAATTACATGAAAAAGTTAATGCTAAATTGTCTAAAACAGAATTTTTTAGTTATATCGGAGTTTTGTTGTCTTTAGCCTTTTTATTATCAAATTTAATGTAGGGAATATGAAAGCAACAGTAAATATTAATCAAATTTTACAGGGAGGATTAGCTGCTTTAGTTGGATGGCTCTTCAAAACTGTAAACGATTTACAGTCTCAAGTAGCAGTCTTAATGGTACAAATAGACAAATTAGAACAGAATGTAGTAGATCTAGCAATGCGAGAGAGAGAATTAAATTCAGCTATTACAGAGGTTTTAATAAAACTCGGTGGATAATGAATCTTCTCAGACAACATATTGAGGATTGGAGTAAACCGTTTGTAGCATGTATTTTAGGGATGACTTCTGGAATAGATTTATCTTTAGGACACTTGTTTATAGCAACAAAAACTGCAACAATAACATTGATATTAGGAATAATAATTAATAAAATTAAAAAATAATGTGTACTGTTTATATTAAAGAAGATGGATCTTTTACAAAGATTTGTAATTGTGAGTTTGGATCTTTGTCAGATTGTAAAACACCAGATATAGTACGTAGATAAAATATACAAGATATAGTATTATAGCAATATGTTTTTTGACGATATGTTTATAGCGTTTCCGCATCAACAACAAGAGGACGAATCGAATATAGATTTTAAACGTTTTGAATATTATTTATCTCTTGGTGCTAGTAGATCTCTTAAAAAAGTTTCGGATAATTTCGGAATTACTCCGAGACGTGTAGAACAAATCTCATCCAAAAATCATTGGACTGATCGTATAAAAGCAATAAACAAGATTATGAATGAACAAGTTATATCCGAAATAATGTCTCAAATTGGAGAGACAGCTAGAGATTTATCAGATAAAATTAAACCTATAGTATTTAAAATTCTGGATCAACTTGATGAGAGAGATCTATCAGAGATGAATCCTACTGAATTAAAAGGAGTTTTAGACGTATGTTACAAGATAATTGCACAAATATACGGTATAGGTACTCCTCAAGTACAAGTAAACCAGATAGAATATCCAGATATAAAATTCAAATGGGATTGGGATCAGGATGATCCAGAATCTCTCTAAAAAATATAATATTATCTACGCTGATCCTCCGTGGCAATATAGAGATAAGTCTTTAAATCGGGGGGGGGCAGAGAGACATTATACGACTATGGATGAAAAAGATATAGCAAATTTAAATATAAAAGATATAACAGACGAAAACTGTATTTTATTTATATGGACAACATTCCCTAAATTGTTTGACACGGAGAAAATTATTAAAGAATGGGGCTTTACCTATAAAACTCTCGGTTTTGTTTGGATTAAGAAGAATAAAAAATCTTTGACGAATTTTTGGGGCATGGGAAGTTGGACGAGATCTAATCCTGAAATTTGTTTAATAGCAATCAAAGGAAATCCAAAGAGAATAAGTGCATCCGTCCATAGTGTTATAGAATCTCCAATAGAAAAACACTCAAAAAAACCAGATATAGTAAAAGATAAGATTATAGAACTTGTAGGAGATCTTCCTAGAATTGAATTATTCGCAAGACAAACAACGGATGGATGGGACGTATGGGGCAACGAAGTGTAAATAAGATTGATGCAACTCCTCCTGATCTACATACAGGACAAATAGAAGTTATAAAAGCAATAGAATCTGAGAGATTTGTAATTGTAGTCGCTGGGCGTCGTTGGGGAAAAACAACATTGAGTCTCGTAAGTGCATTAGATCAAGCATTGAAAAAGAAAAAGATCTGGATTATATTCCCTGTATATCCTCAGTCTTTAGAATCTTGGTTAAATTTAAAGTCTTTGATTAGACAACTTCCAGAGGATTATTACGAGATAAGAGAAGTAGAAAAAAGAATAGTATTAAAAAACGGTGGATCTATACAGATCAAATCAGCTAATAAACCTGAAACTCTTAGAGGTGCTGGAGGTATTAATCTTATTATCTTTGACGAGGCAGCATATCAAGAAAAGGAAACTTGGGAGACTGTACGTCCAATACTCTCAGACTCTTTAGGAAAAGCATTGTTTATCTCTACTCCGAATGGGATAAATTGGTTCTATGAATTATTTGAAACTGCAAAACAGAGAAAAGATTGGAAGATTTTCCATTATACTACAGCAGAGTCTCCTCGAGTTAATATGGAAGAACTCGAACAGGCTAAACAAGAATTAGGATCTTTAGTCTATGCTCAGGAATTTCTAGCAGAGTTTACCGAAGTGGGACACATGTTTAAAAGAGAGTGGTTTAAATACTTTGATCGTATAGATGGAGAAGATCCAGAATATATCTTAGATGGACAAATTTATAAACATTCTGATTTATCAATCTTCGGATGTATGGACACTGCATTAAGTATTAAGGAGACTGCAGATTATTCGGTAATAATTACCGTTGGATCTACAACTGATGGTAAATTATTAGTATTGGATGTATTTCGAGATCGATTAGAGGCTCCTGAGTTACTCCCAAAAATAGAGTTGATGATAAATAAATATAATATGTCTTGGCTGGGAGTTGAGGATTCCTCGTTCGGTCTAGGTATTATTCAGATGGCAAGGAGACAGGGACTTCCAATTAAAAATTTAAAAGCTGATAAGAGTAAAACAGCAAGAGCAGTTCCTGCTGCAGCTGGAATAGAAAACGGTTCTATATGGTTTTTGAAAAACGCAAAATGGCTGATAGAATTTGAGAGAGAACTTACGTCATTCCCTAGTAGTGGCAGTCATGACGATCAAGTCGATGCATTGAGTTATGCTGCAAGATTTGGAATAGTAAGGAGAACGAATTGGAGTGTAACTTAATTGGGTATTAGAGACAACATAAAGAATTTATTTAATTCAGAACAAGTAGAAGAAAAGACATACGGAAACTTCCCAAATAGTCAGATTGTATTCCCGTTCAATAGCGATATTGGATTTTTCTCTGGTACTAATCAGATGTCTCCAGAGGGTAACTCTGCAGCATTAGCCTGTTTAAACGTACTAGGAACTGCATTCTCTGAACCTCCGTTAGAAGTATTTCAAGCAAAACAAGAGGGAGAAGAGAAGATCTTAAATCATCCTGCTAGTATGTTGATGAAAAAACCATCTCCGTATCTATCAGGGAACTTATTAAATCAATATATAATTAGTTCCATATCTGTTGCAGGAGATTCATTCATATTGAAACTTCGTAACGATTCTGGACAAGTTGTACAGCTATATCCTCTTATTCCAGATCAGGTAGATGTAAAAGGAAACTCAGAAGAGTTAATTACTCATTATGAATACAAACAAAAAGGACAAACTCTTCACATAAAAAGAGAAGATATGATCCATCTAAGAGAAAAGATAGATCCTAGAAATCACAGAAGAGGACTTGCTCCTCTTAGATCAGTATTAGTAGAAGTATTGGGAGATGCAGCAGCAAGTCAAATGGCAGCTGCTCTTGTAAAAAATATGGGAGTTCCAGGCGTCGTTATATCTCCAAAGAATGATCTCTCCATGACAAGTGATGAGGCAGAAAATATAGCCGAAGTATTTGGACGAAGATTCGGAGGAGAGAATAGAGGTCGTCCTCTAGTTATATCTGGAGGAGAAGTTGATATCCAGACTTTATCTTTTACACCTAGAGATTTAGAGATCGGTAAATTACGACACGTAAACGAAGAGAGAATATCTGCAGTTCTTGGAGTGCCTGCAATACTTGCTGGACTCGGTTCTGGATTAGCTAACGCAACCTACTCAAATGCAAAAGAATTGAGAGAGTTCTTTACAGAACAAAAACTAATCCCTATGTGGAAGAATGTCTCTAACGATCTAACAAATCAGTTATTATTAGAAGATTTCGAAGATGATAATTCTTACAGTTTTAAATATGATCTATCAGACGTAAGAGCACTATCACAAGACGAAGATGCAGAAATGCAGAGAGTCGTACAGGGTTTAAATGCAGGTTTTATAACAGTAGCAGAGGCTAGAAAAGCAACAGGATTCAACTCAGACAATCCAAACATGGACGTTTATTTAAGAGGATTGACTCAAGTAGAAGTCCCTGCCGATGGCTCAGACGTAAGAATTTTCTCTGGACAAGTACCTACAGGAGATCCCGTATTACCTACTCCAAATAAAACAATAAAAGAATTGGAAATATTAGATTTAGAAAAAAAAATTATCATAGAACAAGATAATCAATATTGTGTATATTCAGAAGATAGATCTCGTAGTTTTGGATGTTACGATACCAGAGAAGAGGCAGAACAAAGATTAGCACAAATAGAGGGATATTCTGAAGATGATAAATACGGAAAACCTAAAAAACCTCGTAGAAGAAAAAAGGCTATAGATAATGTCCCATCTTATATACAAAAGAATGCAGAACGAGGACTCGAATTACTAGAGTTCGCTGGATCGGGATTGACAGATAAAACAAAACGAGAAGCTAGAGAAATGGCTAAAGGGAATATATCAGATGATAAAGTCGTCAGAATGGCCGCATGGTTCGCTCGTCATGTCTCAGATCTTGACTCAGAAGAAGCTAGGGATTATCTATCAGGAAAAGGAGATATTTCTGCAGGTCAGGTGGCATGGTTATTATGGGGCGGAGATTTGGATAATCAAAACAAACTCAGGGCTATGAAGTGGGCTGAGAGACAAGTAGAGAAATTAGAAGAAAAATCTATAGATCTTTACGGATGGGAAGAACCTACTACTAAATTTCTTGGACTACCAACAGTAAAACAATATAAAACAAAAGACGAAAAGTATAAGTATTGGAAGAGTGTTGATGATCTTCGTATTCGTTGGGAGGATCTCATAACTAAAGTTTATGGAAAAGAACTTAACAGACAAAAGAGAGAAGTATTGAAAGCATTAGAGGGATCTCAAGACGTCAAAACTTTTGAAACTAATACAGACATAGTCTTAGAAAATTCTAAATTTGATAAGGAATTATTACCTCTTTACTACTCTCTAGGAGATGACTTCTCTGTAAGAACTTATGACAATCTATTCCCTCAAGATAACAACTTTAAGGCAGCTAGTGAGGGAGATCTAGGAGTAAGAATACAAGAAGAAGAGGCAATAGAGACAGTATTTACAACATTATCAGGATTGTTATCAGAGGGACGTACTCTCAAAAAAGTTGTAGAAGATGGATTCTATAGAGGTCAAAGAGAAGTACCAAAAGCAGTTGGATCACTATTTCAAGACGGACAAGCAGCAGGATTCTTACAGGAAAACAGTAAAAACGTAATGAATGATCTCAATACAACTACTAAGAAAAGAATATCTAAAGTCGTAGCAGATACATTAAAAGAGTTTGAAGATCTAGGAATAGTTAATCCTGTAAAAGGCAGTCCAGAGGGAGATAGATTCTTTAAACAATTATCAAAGAATATTAATAACATTTTAGGAGGACAATCACTTACAAGAGCAAGAGTTATAGCTAGAACAGAAGTGTTAAAAGCTAGTTCATGGTCTCAACAAAGAGCAGCTAAATCTACAGGTAAAACCTTAGAAAAAGAATGGCTATCACAAAGAGATGATCGAGTAAGAGAGTCTCATTTTATATTAGATAATCAAAGAGTTCCTGCAGATAGTTTTTATCTGTATAATGGAATTAAGTTAGATCATCCAGGCGATCCAAAAGCTCCTGCTGGTTTAATTGTAAATTGTAGATGTACAGAGATGTTTATAGAGGTAATAGATGAGTAATGAAGTAAAACGTCCAGAGGATTTAGTATATAAAAAATCTCCGATTGAACTCAAAGAGGAGGGAGATACTAGATACTTAGAGGCTGTATTTTCTTTATTTGATACAATCGATTCGGATCAAGATGTTACTAAGCAAGGTGCTTTAAGATCGGGATATACAGGGAATAAAGTCCCTCTAGTCTGGAATCATGATTGGTCAAAAGTAATCGGTCGAGGAGTAATAGAGACTGATAATCAAAAAGCAGTTTTTAAAGGGTATTTTTTAAATACTGAGTCTGGAAAAGAAGCTTACGAAACTGTTAAACAAATGCAAGATATGCAACAATTCTCATATGGTTTTCAAGTATTAGATTCTGAAAAAGGTACTCACATAGATTCAAAAGGACAAGAAGTTCCCGTCCGTATTCTTAAAGATGTTAAAGTATGGGAGGTCTCTCCTGTATTAGTAGGAGCACAACAGAACTCATTCGTTCAAGCATTAAAATCAGGTTTAGAACAATTAGAGGAAAAAGAATCTTTAGGCGACGACATGTACACTACTCAACAAGAGGCAGCAGAACGTGCTAAAGAGTTAGGATGTGAGGGAACTCATACACACGATAAAGACGGACAAACAGTCTATATGCCGTGTGCTACTCATAATGAATATGTAAACAAAACCTCAGATCAACAAGAAGAATTA